TTTCCTGTTTTCATTATTTATTTCATATTGCATCATTATTATTATGGTGTAAATAAAAAATAAATAAAAAATTTTGAAATAAAAAATATTTTAATTACAATTGTAAAATACTTATATATTATGTTAATAATCAAAATCGAAAAAAACATCGAAACTGCTTTAAAACTTTACAAAAATAAAGTTAATAAAATAAAGCAGATACAAAAATTGAGGGAGAGACAGGAATTTGTTAAACCGTCAGTTAAGAGACGTAATCAAGTTTCAAAAGCAACTTACATTCAAAAAATTAAAAATGGTCTTGATTAATCAAGACCATTTTTTAATTCTACCAAACTGTGGTAATTAATTCTCGAGGGTTTTTTACTGTTAACCTCTTGTTTAACTTTATTCAATTTATCTTTTATTTCTGAGTCAGTTGATTCTGAAATTAATGTATCAATTTTTTGATTTAAAGATTCTTTTAATTCTAATGTTTTCATTTCAATTACATCACCTGGCATGGACAGAATATCCCTCAATGTTTGTTTTTGTTCTTCTGTCAAATTGTTATTGTAAAGTATATTGAAATTATTAACCAATACCGCCTGTAAAAGATTTTCGTTGTTTGTGTGTAAAGTCTTTTCCAATACAACCGTTTCCTTTTTTGTGGTTAAATGTTCAAATAATTTTTTCTTAGAAATAACTTTTTTGTCAATATTGTTTAATGTATCTTCTTCTGAAAGTTGGTCCAGTATTGAATAGATTTCATTTTCTTCAACCTCCACATTTTTTAAAGATTCATTTAAAGTTTTAGAAAACTCTCTTACTTTCTTCGATTTTGTTTTTAGAACTGAAGACAACTCCTCAACAAATAATCTTGCAACTTCTTTATCCTCAAAATATTTGTTTTCAATTTGTTCATAGAACAAGTACATTTCTCTAAAGTCATTATTTCCTTTAATCGACTTTAAAATATTCTTCATCTCTTTTTTATTTTTGGATGAATAGGATTCAGTAAGTTTCCCTAATATTTTTGTTTTTAATTTTCCAAAAGTGTTCATTTCTAATCGTTTAATATATCTTTTATTTTATTTTCTATTTCATAAATATTCTGTTGTGCTCTATCCATGTCAAATAAATCGGTAAACTCGGTTTTTTCTTCACCCAACATTCCAAGAATTTTAGATTTTCTTGATTCACTTAATGGTTCAGAACCACCACCGGCTGGTGGTGGAGGTGGTGGTGCTCCACCCATTTCTCCGCCTGATTCTCCACCAGATTGTCCTGCTTCCATAGCTTCTCTCTCTTCTTCAGGAATACCGTATTTTGAATCAACCTCATCAAATACACCAGATCGTTTAATAACATTTTGTGTATTCTGTAATTCAAATCCCATCGCTCTCTCAATACGTTGTTGTTGTAAATCAAGAATGACTTCACTATCACTCATACCAAGAATATTTTTCTTAGCCCAAGTATGTGATACCGGTAAAATACCTACCTGAGACTGGTCAGACGTTGCGTCCTTATATAGAGTAACTTTTTCTTTCCACTGTTCAATTTTCAACAAATCAGACTGAGCAGATGGATTTGTTAGAGATAGGGTGAAATTACCCAATTCATCTTCCAAACCTAAAAGATAAAGATGTATTAGAGCGATTTTATTTAATTCTTGTATTAATGATTTTTGTATTCTATTAATTGTTCTTGCGAATCTAATATCCATTAATGCCAATGTCTTACCTTCCGCAACGACTTCTTCAAAACCCAAAAATGCTTTAGGGATTCGTAGTGCCGCCAACATCTTCTTTTGGATATATTCAATATCAGCAATTTCACCCAAATTCTGAGCTCCTGCTAATGTTTCAATTGGACTTGTTTGTGCGGCATCACGAACCGGAATGAAGTAATCTTGGTCGACAGCCATTTGGTTGTATCTCATATCAACCTGACCATTTCTTGGGTCTGAAATCTGGTCTCTTTTAAATTTGTTAGCAACACGTTGAACGTATGATTCGATATCTTTATCATCCATGTTACCAACGAAAACTTTAAAAACTCGTCTTTCAGGTGCTCTTGATGTTCTATAAATCAACATTGCATCTTCCGCCAATAATAACTGTTTCCATATTCTTCTAATTTTTTCTAACATAGAAGTACCATATGGAAGTTTTCTATCATCACCAAGTAATCTAAAATGTGCAATTTCCCAAGACTGGAATTCCATTTCTTTGTTATTCCATTGGAATCTTAATTCCTTTGTAGGAATTTTAATGTCTCTATCATTACCCGGTGTTTTTGTAGCAGCACCCTCGATTCTTTCAATTTCAATATTTGGAAGTTGTTGACAACCAATAATTCCTTTTTGGGGGTCAACTTTTAAATACACGAAATCATCACCATACTTACAAAGTCCACGAGCCCACATTTGTAAATTTGTGTTAATATCTAATTTTTCTTTAAAAAGGTCTTCTAATATCTTTTTTACTCTATCAGATTCAGAATAGATAGTTAAAATTTCACCTTTTTCAGAAAGAGTTGTGGATTCTTCAGCATATATGTCCAAAGCGGCAGATATTTCAGGTGTAAATTCCATTGACTCGTAATCATAATATGCCGCCAATCTATTTGGTTCATAGTAAACAGATTGGTTATATAGTGATTGATCTAACTTGGTCCATTTATCCGCAATATATTGAGTTTGTTGTGCCAGTAGTAGTGCCTTTTCGTACTCCTCTCTACTGTCAGTTTTTAATAATTCATCTTTCGAAAAATTAAACGATGGTGCGTTGTTGGGGTTTGTTTTACCCTGAAAACCAAAAACTCTTGTTAATTTTTGAAAAACTGTAAGATTATTGTCCGCCATGTATATAAATAGTTTTGATTATAATATAAACTTTAATTCTGAATTAGGAAATGTTTTTCTTTTTACCGAATAACCATGAATATTCTTGATATGATGATTTTGGAGTATTCATAGGATTATTCTGATGATAAAAAGATGGGTCAGTTTGTAATGAACCAATTGGGTCTAAAGATGTTCCATATGAGTAAAATGTCTTATTTGGTTCATATGTTCTTTCAGACATTACCCAAGATTCTAACATTGCCTTATTTTTTGAATCGTTTCTTTGTAATTGATTGAAACACATATCACCAGCGTAAAGTGCCATGGACAAACTCATAATGGCATCATCGTGAGCACTTTTCATGTGGTCAGGTCTTCCATTAATATAAACAAACGTATTCAACTCGTTGAGTAATCTACTAGACCTTACTTGAAACCCTTTTCTTAATTGTTCTTCAAATGCCGCCACAATTTGTGTTCGTTTATTATTAAAATTCAACCCCGGAATTTTATCCATTACTTTCTTGTTATATTCCCATATGTTTTGTGTATTGACACCATCAATATATAGGTTTTTATAATTCATTTCTTGTAACTTCCTCGATGTTGCCACACCCATACCTCCGGTTATATCAATAACAATAAACGCGTCATATAGTACTCCCCATTTGTATGCAATTGATGCTAAATCATCCGGTGGTATTTTTCCAATGTATTCGGCAACTTGTTCTCTTTCATCAAAATCAACAATATTGATGGAAGAAAAATCCTCACTATCCCCTCTACTAACGTCAACACCCATAATATAACGATGACCGTTTACGGGTTCTTTCCAATGCCAAAAAGTACCTTGCATATATTTTTCTTTAGGTACTCTAATCATATTTTTAGCAATGTTTTCTTGGACATCATTTGGAATAACACCATCACCTGAACCTAAAAAGTCACATTCCAATTCTTGTGCGATTTTTCTTCTATCGTATTTGAATTTCTTTGACATTGATTCAAACCAAGAAGAAAATGGTTTATAACCCATTTCTTCATATTCACGATATTTCTCAATATCAAAATTGTGCATGACAACTTCATCATCATTATACTGTTCACGATTCAACATGTAATGTGTAATGTCACTACATTTCACCCACCTTAAGTCCTTAGTGTATCTTGGGTCTTTAAACCATCTTAAATCTGTAATGTGGAAATCATTGATACCACGTAGTGCTTGGTCATAAACACCGTAATAGATTGGGTCATAACCGTTAGGTGTGGAAATTAATATAATCTTACCACCTGTTGATAGGGATGCCATAGATGCTGCCCAAAAATCATCACCAGCTTCAATATATGCAGCTTCGTCAAATACGAGGACTGTTGGTGTATATCCACGTAAAGCATCTGCTGATGTTGCAACCGCCTTAACTTCACATCCATTATTTAATCGGAATCTACTTTCAGAGTTTTTATCCACAGAAAACCCAACATTAATCCATTCGGGCCACTGGTCCAAAAAATTACGGACTTTATTAGCCATTTCTATTGCGGTATCTCTTTTGTTCGCGATAATAAGAACTCTTTCAGGATTTTCAGGTTTTGCTAATTGTAATTTCCATGAAATCCATGCAGATGTAACTGTGGATACACCCGCTTGACGATACTTTCTTGTGATATTTTCGTTGTATAAACTATAGTCCTTAATCAACTGAACTTGGTCAGGAAATAATTCTAAGGGAACAAATTTCTTTTGTGTATTGTCATATGTTTGCAAATATGTTTTCAACGCATATGGTGCGTCTTTCATAATTTTTGCATACTCTTTTAACTGTTCTAATTTTGAATTCATACATATAAATATAAAAAAAGGTGGATTAACCACCTTTTATATTATCTTCTAACAGGTACTCCCCCGTCGTCATCATCTTCTTCGTCTTCGTCATCCATACCGGAAAAACTAATACCCAACTCATCAAAATTTATATTACCTAGCACATTAGTTAATTCTTCTTCAGTGGTGTTATCAGTTGCATCATCCAAATCATCTCTGAACATTGCTACCGCATCTTCATAATCTTGATCGTTGAACATTTTATTAATACCATCCATCAACTCACCCATCAGTCTTTTACCTACAGATGAACCTGATAATACTTCTTTTGTGAAAACTAAGAAATTCTTAGCGGGTAGTTTAAAAATCTCTACTAATAGATAGTTTTGTAACTCGATTTTATTTTCATCTGTTAATATATCTTCAGGAAATTGACTTCTAATTCTATCCCATATTGCAGGGCCAAGTCTTAAATCCCACATTTCCTTTTCTAAGGTATCTTCAGATGATTCAACGTCTTCAAAATCCTCATCAGGTCTACCTTGTAATGCAAATAATTCAAGTGTTCCTTTAATAAGTTCATGAACTAATACAGGAAAGTTTATACCTCGAGCGATAACTTTACCCGGTCCACCCTCTTCTTCGGGACCCTCAGCACTTTCTTTACCCGCAGAAGAACCACCCAAACCTTTAATCATATCATCACTTATTTGCCAATATGTTAAATCATTAATTGACATTAATGTACCATATAAATTTAAAATATCTGGACGTCCAGTAATTTGTTCTAGTTTTTCGGGAACTAAGTGAAACATATAGTGACCTTTTTTAGACGCTCCTTGAATAATTGAATTAATCATTCTTCTTTTGGCTTTTTCTAAATCTAAATTTTGTAACTCGTTGTAAATCTCAATTTCATTTTCAATATCAACTTGTTCAGGATTTTCTTCATTTTCTTCATCATGTCCGAAGTCCTCCATATCAATTTCACCCATTCCTATGATTTTTGCATCATATTCAATAGCACCTTCAGGTATACCCATTTCTTTCATCACCAACTCAATTGCCAATTGTTCCAAATCTTGTCTATGATTTCTTTCAATTTGAACAATTGTGTTATGTGCATTCATTAATGTTTGTTGTAATTGCATTACACCTTCCATACCTCTTTGTATCGGAGACCTATCTCCAAGATACTTTCTTAAATTTGAAACAACTTGTCGGTATCTTTCAGATGCTAAAACTTCTTGGAAATTTTTATTTGGCTCTTGTCCAGTAGATGGAAATGGAACCTTTTTAAGTGGTGTTTCACCTTGCGATAGTTTATCCTGAATACCTTGGTCAGGTCTATCTGGTGTATCAAAATCCATTGCCATTTCTTTAATATTACTTTCTATTAAAGATAAGAGATTTTTTTTACTTATTTGCATCTTTCTTTTCTTTTAAAGCCTTTGGTTTAGACTTTTCACCTGGTTTAGGTGAATAAGGTGTTCTTGGTTTAGTACCTGGGTCAACCTTTGGTTTAGTTGGGGCTGGTTTAGTAATAGCCTCATAACTCATAAATTCAGGAATACCATTGTGACCCTTTTTAACATTTGGACCAACTTCAACCTCATTAATTTTGGTTTTAATTAATTCCATAATTTCATTCTTAGATGTAAATGAATGAAAATTATTTTCAGCTAACCTATTAACCCATTCCTTCACTTCCTTTTTTTCAGTTTTTTTAGAATCTTTTTTAGATCTTAATAGTTTGAAATCTTCAGGGTCAATCTTATTATTTTTATTCGCGTCTATTTTCTTTTGGTTACCAACTAATTCTTTTACTTCTTTTTTTTCGGTTTTTTTAGAATCTTTTTTAGATCTTAATAGTTTGAA